TTTAACGGACCTGTAGCTAGATTAACACACATGTTTAAGTAATGGATATAACAGAATATAAAGACGGTAAAGTAGAAAGTATTAGAAATGCTAATGGGCATTGGATTAATACTGAAGCTTTTAGAGAACCTGCAAGACATTTTCAAAAGCATGGTTACTATGTGGCAGACCCACCTGGTAGCCCTGCTTGGTTTGAATATTGGACTGAGCAAAGAAAAAGATGTATGAAAGGTTACTCTGTAGGAGGAGCTAAGATTACAGGAAATCATTATTTCTATTTAAACTTCTGTCCTATAATGAAGGTAGAAGATATGTTTGCTAAGAAGTCAAGAAAAATTAAAGATTTTCCTGATTTTTGGGATGGTGATTATAACTACTTTTGGGTAAGAGAGATAGCTAAAGAAGGAGTATTCTCAGTTAGTGATGAAGATAATGCTAAAGAAACTATATTACAATTAGATGATGCAGCTCAAGCTTTAGAATTAAAACTTTTGTTTGAATCTTTACACTTAGAAGTAAAAATTAAGACAGATTATTTAAGAGGTGGTTACAATATTATTGTAGGTAAATCAAGACGTAAGGGTTATTCTTATAAGTCTGCAGCAGTAGCTAGTAATAACTATTTTACTAAACCTAATTCATTAACAATCTTTGGAGCTTATGAGAAGAAGTTCTTATACCCTAAAGGTTTATTTACAATGGCAGCTAATAACATCCATTTTATTAATGAGCATACAGCTTGGAGTATGCCTTCAGATGTTATACAGAAACAAGACCACGTTAAAGCTTCTTATATACAAATACATGAAGGTATTAAAGTAGAGAAAGGATTTAAATCAGAATTAGTGGCACTTACTTTTAAAGATAATCCTGATGCTGCAAGGGGGAAAGATGCTGAAGATATATTCTTTGAAGAGTCTGGAGCATTTGGTACACCTGGACTATTAAAACAATCTTATGTAGCAACACAGGATTGTGTTATGGCAGGGGCTATTAAAACAGGTATGATAACTATCTTTGGAACATCTGGAGATATGGAAGGTGGTACAGCAGATTATGCTGACATGTTTTCTAGACCACAAGCCTTTGATTTATTACCATTTAATAATATATGGGATGAAGGGGAAGAAGATAGTGAAACAGGTTTCTTTCACCCTTTTAATTGGAATACAGAAGGTTTCTATGATAAGCAAGGTAATTCAGATGCAGATGCAGCTAAAGAATTAGAACTACAAGCAAGGAAAGTATTAATACAAAATGGAGCTACTTCTTCAGAGATTCAAAAAAGAATGCAAGAAAAACCTTTAGGACCATCTGAAGCCTTTGCAACAGTATCTTTAAATAACTTTCCAGTAGTAGAGTTAAGAAGACAGTTGAGAATAGTGAAAGCTAAAGGTTGGCAAGAAACTAAAGGAACACCTGTAGAGTTAAGTGTAGAAGAGGGTGTAACTAAAGCTAAACCTATTTTAGATGGTAGTGCTAAACCTATAACTAGTTTATACACATCACCTGCAGATAAGAGGGGTTGTCCTGTAATTTATGAACAACCAATTCCTGATGCACCTAGAGGTATGTATAAGATAGGTTATGACCCTGTTAGACAAGATTTAGGTTCTTCTTTATGTGCAATAATAGTTTACAAAGGAGTACACAAAGGTTCTTATAATAGTCAAATAATTGTAGCTGAATACATAGGAAGACATGAAGACACTGATAATAATGATAGGGTAGCAGAGATGTTAGCTGACTTGTATAATACTACAATTATGCATGAGAATGAGGTAACAGGAGTAAAGAATTATTTTAGAAGAATAAAAAGACTTAACTTATTAGCTGCACAACCTGATGCAGTTATTTCTAAGAATATAAAAAAATCTAAAGTATCAAGAGTATATGGATGTCACATGAACTTACAACTTAAAGATGCAGCAGAAAGGTATACTAAAACTTGGTTATTAACTGTATTAGATTATGATGAAAATGGAAAACCTATTACAGTAATAGATAAGATATATTCTATAAGATTATTAGAAGAGTTGATAAGCTACAATAGAAAAGGTAACTATGATTTATGTTCTGCATTATTTATGTGTATGTTTCAAGTACAAGAAGATGACTTAGATAAAGAATATGATAAACCTTATGAAAATAAAAACATGAAAAAACTTGTGGATATGATGGGAAATATGTATAAAAAACATTAACTTTGTAGAATAAGACCTTTATTATGAGTAAAAGATTAGTAAAACAAGATAATAGATTAACAGAAGCTCAAAAGAACACCAATGATAAACAGTGGTATAAAGATAAAGTAGATATGTATGACAGAGGTCATGAAGATTATACTTATTCTAGTAACACTGTAGGTAATACAGGAGATGATGACTACAAAAGAATGCAAGTCAATTTTGATTTGTTTAATAACATATTGAATATTGCTGACTTTGAATATGTTTGTAAACCTTTTGGTAAAGAGGCTGGAGAATTACCTGCTAATATGGTTAATAGGGATATTGTATCTGGAAAGATAAAAGCTTTATTAGGTATGGAAATGAAAAGACCTTTTTCTTGGAATATTGTAGCAACTAATCCAGAAGCTACTACTCAAAGAGAGAAGAAGGAAACAGATATGCTAAAAGAGTTTGTTGTACAGCAAATTATGCAACCTATTAAGGAGCAGATTATGCAAGGTAAGATGCAAGAGTTAGAACAAAAAGTTCAGAGTGGAGAAGTTCCACAAGAACAAGCTCAACAAATGCAACAACAAATGATGCAAGAAGTAGAGCAAGAAGCTCAAGCTATGACTCCTGATGAGGTTAAAAGATATATGTCTAGAGAATATCAAGACCCAGCTGAAATAATGGCTAGTCAAATTTTAGAGTATTTAAAGCAAGAACAAAATCTTAGAGAGAAGTTTAATAAAGGTATGAAGTATGCTGCATTGTCAGCAAGAGAGATTTATTATGTAGGTAATGTAAATAATAAACCTGCAGTATTAAATGTAAACCCTTTAAGATTTGATTTTGACAAATCTCCTGATTCAAGTTATATTGAAGATGGTGAATGGGCTAGTTGTGAATATAGAATGACTCCTAGTGAAACTATATCTTTCTTTAGTGATTCTCTTACTCAAAAAGAAATAGATGACATCTATGATAACTTTCAAAGTTATAATTCTACAATAGAACATGATAGAATATTTGACTTTTCAGATAACAATAGTAACAGGTATGAAGATGATAACACTATCAGGGTACTACACGTAGTTTGGAAATCTTTGAGAAAAATAGGTTTTTTAACTTATTTAGATGAAGAAGGTTTAGAACAAGAAATGTTAGTATTTGATAAATACAAACTAGATAAAGATGCTGGAGATATAGATATTAAATGGGAATGGATTCCTGAAGTCTATGAAGGTTGGAAGATAGGTTCAGATATTTATAAAGGATTACAACCAGTACCAGGGCAATTTAAAGACTTAGATAATTTACACCATTGTAAATTACCTTATATTGGAGCTATTACAGATGATATGAACTCAAAAGAAACCTCTATAATGGAGAGGTTAAAACAATATCAATACTATTATAATATTGTTATGTATAGACTTGAGTTACTGTTAGCTTCTGATAAAGGTAAGAAAGTAATGATGAATATTAATGCTATACCTGACAGTGCAGGAATGGATATGGAAAAATGGCAATACTTCTTTGAAAGTTCACCTTTTATGTGGTATGACCCTAATGAAGAAGGTACAGGTTACAATGATGTTAACACAATGGCTAAACAAATAGATTTAAGTTTAGCATCTGATATAAATAGATATGTAGAATTAGCTGAATATATTAAAAGACAAGCAGGTTCTTCTGTAGGTATTACAGAACAAGTTGAAGGTCAGATAGGTCCTAATGATGCTGTAAGTAATACTAGACAAAGTTTAATACAATCTTCTCATATATTAGAACCTTATTTTGAAGTTCATAATAATGTAAAGGAAAATGTTTTAACTGCTTTATTAGAAACAGCTAAAGTTATATATGCAACAACACCTCCAGATTATTTAGTGTATGTTTTAGATGATATGTCTAAACAAATGTTAAAAATAGATGCTGATTTATTAGATAATTCTAGTTTTGGAATATTTGTTACTAATTCTGCTAAAGCTGAAGAAGCTAAAGATTTAATTAGACAATTATCACATGCTGCTTTACAAAATCAAAGAGTTGAATTATCAGATGTTATATCAGTACTTAGACAAGAAGGTATTGTTGAAGCAGAAGAAACACTTAAACTTGCAGAAGATAAAAGAGCTGAACAAGCTAATGCACAGCAACAACAACAACAACAACATGAAGCTGAAATGGCTGAAAAAGCTAGAGAGTTTCAAAAAGAAGAATGGGCACATGAAGATGAACAAATTGTACTTAAAGAGGAAGAAAGAAGAAAAACAGAAATTATTAAAGCTAACCTTATGGCAGCTTCTTTTAATCCTGAAGAAGATAAAGATAATGATGGTCAAAATGATTTTGTGGAAGCAGCTAACAAAGAAGCTGACATGGAAGTCAAAAGAGATAAACAAAATTTAGATAGAGAAAAGTTTGACCACCAAAAACAACAAGACAAAGAAAAGAATAAATTAGAAGAGAAAAAGATTAAAGCTAGTAAACAAAAACAAAAATAGCTATTAGCTTCAATTTTTAAATTTTTAAATTTTAATTTGTAATTATACTAAATTAAATATTAACTTTAGACTATGAGTGAAGAAAATGCAAATGTAGAAAATCCATTTGGAGGCTGGGATGATGCCTCTGATGTAGACTTTTTTGGAACACCAGCTGTGGAAAAACCTGAACCTGTTGTAGATGAAGATGGTAAAGAAGTACCTGTTGAAGAAGTGGAAGCTAAAAAAGTAAAAGAAGAAGTGACTAAAGCAGAAGAAGCTTTAAGTAATTTTGAAACTAATACTTATGAAGAAGAAGAAGAAGTAAAGGTAGATGAAGAAGACACTGAAACTTCTCTTTTTTCAGATGAGGAAGATGAGAAAAAAACTGAACCTAAAAGTAAAGGTGGAAGAAAACCTAAACCTAGTAAGATAACTTCTTTAGAAATGCTTAAAGAAAAAGGTTTAATAAGTTATGAACTAGAAGAAGGGGAAGAACTTACTGAAACTAAAGCAGAAGAATTATTAGAAGATGGTTTTGAAGAATCTTTAAATAACAAAGTAAAAGATTTATTTGAGGATATGCCACCAATGGTAAAAGAGTTCAACAAGTTTGTATTAGATGGAGGTTCTCCTGAAGAGTTTATAGCATCTTATAATAATAGAAGTACTTCAGTAATAACAGAGAATTTAGATTTAACTGAAGAGTCTAATCAAGAATTAGTTGTTAGAAAAGCTTTAGAAAGTGAAGGGCATGATGCTGACTATATTGAAACTCAACTTGAGTTCTTAAAAGAAAAAGGTAAACTAGAAATGATGTCAGAGAAACACTATCAAAAGTGGGAAGCTGAAAATCAAGAGAATAAAAAAGAATTTTTAAGAAGACAAGAAGAGTATAAAAGAAGTCTAAAAGAAAATGAAAGAACTTTAAAAAATACTGTTAGTACATTTATTACAGATAATAAAGAGGTTAATGGTTTAAAATTTTCTAGTCAAGATAAAACTGTTTTACCTAACTATATGTCTAAAAGAAATGTAAAGTTAGAAAATGGACAAGAAATAACTGAGATGCAAAGAGATTTGTACACAGCTATGCAAGATGAAACTAAAGCTATTTTAATAGCTAAATTACTTAAGACTAATTTTGACTTTTCTAGTTTAAAAAATTCTGTAGCTACAGAGGTTACTAAGAAAGCTAAAGAAGAATTAAGAAGAAGTAAAAATACAAAACAACCACCAAAAGCTGGTTCTTCTATGGGCAAAAGGAAGAGTTTAGCTGATTTTTTATAAATTTTAAACAATAATAAACAATATGGCTACATTAGGAAGCAAGTTGGTTACTAAGGAAATGGAGTGGAATGCTAACATGACTGAGTTAAACCACTTAGGAAAAGCATTGATTGCTAAACCACACAAAGTACTTGGTACAATGAACCAACTATTTTCAGCTCAGAATATTTATTCTGACAACCCTTTATCATCAATGTTAATGGGTAACAAAAAAACTGAAGAAGAAATTACTTCTACAGAATGGGAATGGGAATTAAAAGGTGCTAACACTAGACCATTAGTTGTCTTAGAGAATGTTTTACCTTCTACAGAAACTATGCCTGGTAAATTTAAATCTACTTTTAAAATTAAATTAGATGAGAATTGGTATGTACCTGGAGATGTTATTCACCCTGGTACTTCTAACAAGAAGTTCCAAGTAAGGATTCAAGATGAAGTAACTAGACATGGTGATGGTTGGGTTTACACAGTAAGATTAATGTCAGATAATGACCAAGATTTCTTACCTGTACAATATTTAAAGCCAGGAACTAAATGGGCTAAGTTATTCTCTAACTATAGTGAAGCAGATGTTCAATCAGGTTCTACTCAATTCAGTATGCCTATTTCTCTTAGAAATCAAATGTCTAAGTTTAGAAAGAAGTATAAAATTACTGATTTTGCTAATCAAGAAGTATTAGCTGTAGCTATTCCTGATTCTAAAGGTGGTTTCCACCAATCTTGGATGAAATATGCTGAGGTAGAATACTGGCAACAATGGTACAGAGAATTAGAAGCAGGATATTGGTATGGAAGAAGAGCTAATTCTGTTTTAGGTGTTAATGGTAGAAAAGTTCAAGCTGGACCTGGATTACAAGAGCAATTAGAAGATTCTCATATCCATAAATATTCTCACTTAACTACAACTCTTATTGAGGAGTACTTAATGGATATTTTCTATTCTAGAACTAAGCCAGGACAAGGAAGAAATGTTAAGGCTTATACAGGTGAATTTGGAATGTTACAATTCCATAGAGCTATTGAAGACTGGGTAAACAAATCAGGTTTCATTAAGAATGTTGAGAAC